CGAATTGGAAGATAAGCCTAAATCTACTAAATCTGAAAAAGTGGTGGAGGGTGATAAAGACGACGATAAGACAGAAGAAGTAAAAATAGAAGATGAACTGCTTGAAATTGAACAGGAATTAGAAGGCCCAACAGAAGAACAACTGGAGCTTGTAACTCCTGTTCGACGTAAGGAAATTCTTGCTAAGTATCCTACACTTTTCAAAGAATTTCCTTATCTCGAAAGAGCATATTATAGGGAACAGAAATTTACAGAATTATTCCCTACTATTGAAGATGCTCAGGCTTCGGTGGAAGCTAAGAATATTCTTAATAGATTTGAAATGGATGTAATGAATGGAAATACTGAGGCTATTCTTAAGGCTGTTAAAAATGATAGCCCAAAGGGATTTGCTAAGATTATTGATAACTATCTTCCTACGCTCGCGCGCGTAGATGAGCAGGCATATTTTCATGTGCTTGGGAATGTAACTAAGCATACTATTGTAGCGATGGTGCGCGAAGCTAGGAGTAGCGGTAACGAAGCATTACAGTCTGCTGCTCAACTTCTAAATCAATTTGTGTTTGGAACTAGTGATTTTAAACCTCCTACTAATTTATCTAAAAACGAACCCGAAGTAGATAATAAGAATAAGGAACTTGAACAGAGAGAACAGGCATTTACTAGACAGCAGTTTGATATCGCCAGCACCGATTTAAATACAAGAATTAATAACACTCTTAAGAATACCATTGATGCAAATATTGACCCTAAGAAGTCTATGTCTGATTATGTTCGTAAAAATGCTTCTCGGGAAGCTATTGAAATGTTAGATTCTGTGCTCAGTAAGGATTCAAGATTTATCGCATTGAAAGATAAATTGTGGGAAATAGCGTTTCATGAAAATTTTAGTAAATCCTCTACAGACCGTATTAAATCCGCTTATCTATCCCGTGCTAAGACACTGTTGCCTACAGTCATAAAAAAGGCCAGAATTGACGCTCTCAAGGGATTGGGTAGGCGTGTTAGTGATGAAGACGAAATGACTTCTAATAAAAGTCCAGTATCAATAGGACGGCCACGGTCACAGGATGCGAAAGGTGGCAAAATCAAGGATGCTAAGGATATTCCTAAGGGTATGAGAACCCTCGACTTTCTTAACGCAGACTGAGGAGTTAAAATGGCTGTTGTTGAATCACAGGTAGCTGGACTTGAATTGGAGCGTGTTCTTCCAAAGATTCGAGTTCTGTTTGAACGAGATGATAAGTTCTACGCTAACATTAAGAAGCGTGACGTAGAAAAAATCTCTAACAGGCAGATGCGCGTTCCTTTGGAACTACGTCCTGGTGGAAGCTTTCAGTATTTTAATGCTGATGGTGGAGACTTGGGGCGGGGTGGTGGTCCGACCTTCGATAAGGCTGTGTTGACTAGTGTGTTCGTTAGTGAGAACATCGAATATACTAAGCTCACAGAATGGGCCACGGATGACGAGCGTAAGGCTGTAACTAATGGAGTTCGGCGTCTTACGGCTACTGCATTAGATGAGTTGCGCCGACAGTTGGACGCTCAGATGATGCAGAGTGGTGATGGCGTTATCGGTGTTATTAGCGCCGTTTCTACTGCTGGTGGTGTTGATACCTATACTCTTGGAACTGATGGCTTTGGCGCACGTTTGCTGCGTTTTGGTCAGACTGTTCAGGTATTCGATACTGCTCTTGGTGTTCTGCGTGGTAGTGGTGTCATTACCAAGTGGGATGTTGAGAATAAGAGTATCGACGTAACTCCGGCTATCGCTGCTACTGTTGCAACTGATAAGCTGGTTACGAATGGTATCGCAACTCCTACGGCTCTCCCGGCATTGTATGGTGTGCCCTATCATCATTCTAATGCTTCTACGGGAACTTGGCTTGGATTTAGTCGCTCTGCGACACCAGAAATCCGCGCCAACCGTGTTAATGGTCTTAATGCTGCATTGACACTTCCGTTGCCACGACTTGCTATGAATAAGATTGGCAACCGTGTTGGAATTGATAATACTTTTAAGCCTACTGCATGGATGCACCCATGTCAGATGCAGGCTTATGAGGAGATTGGACAGCTTGTTTCACTGATTCATAAACAGCCCAAGGAAGAAGGGCTGAATATGTATTTTGGTGAAGGCATGCAGATGGCGGGAGCTAATGTAAAGAGTTCATTTAACTGGGATAAGACTAGGATTGACTTTATCGTTGATGAAGTGTGGGGTCGCGGTGAGATTCTTCCTATCGGATTCTATACTACCGATGGTCGTCGAATCTTTGAAATCCGTGGTCCTTCGGGTGGTGTTGCTACTGCCGAAATCTTCTATATGGTATGTGGTATGCAGACATTCGTAACGAATCCTGCTGCTTGTGCCTATATTGATGTTTTGGCAGTTCCCACTGGTTACTAATTGGAATTAAGGAGAAAAGGAAAATAAAATGTCTGTTGCAGGAACCCTTAATTCCGCTGACTTTGGGGTTTGTCATGGCCCCACACAGCCCAAGCCTACTACTCAGGTTTGTGCTCTTACTATTACACCCACTGCAAGGTTTACCTTCCTTAGTGGACAGGTTCAGCTTGCTAATATTGTTCCACCTCAGCCTGATGCGTATTGTGAAGTAGTCCTTTGCTTTACGCACGGCGCGCCTGGAGCGATGCTTACTAATGGTGCATTGTATCCTATTAAGGTTGGTTATCAGCCTATTACACTTAGGCCGATTTTGATGTGTTGGGACCCAGTTTCAGCTTACTGGTGGCCCGCTGCTGTAGTGTAATAACTGTTAGGATGGTGGGGCGCGTATACCGATAATAACGCGCTTAATTCTCTGGCGTAACAACGCTGGTCTTAAGACTGGAGAAATATCATGTATGATGGATTTTGGCGGAATATGCGCGAGGAAAATCGTCGCGCTATTCTACAGGATTATGGTGTAATTAATAAGGTTTGGTATCTGTTTCCGCAGGGTGGTGGACCGCGAGGTTCATTCGAGACTTTTACGTCACTTGCACCTAATCTCCGTTCGAGAGATTTGATTTATCTCTCTGGAGTTTTGAAGGAACAGGCTACTACTCCTGTTGGTGTTTTTGACGTAACTATTCTGGGTGCTGCTAATAGGCCGCGTCAAGCTACTAATGGTGGTGTTCCGACAGGTGGTGGAGCTTCTTGGTTGTCTCCTGCTTCACCTAGTCGTGACCCACTGTTGGCAGTTATTGAACAGGGTTGGACTATTCAGAATATTCAGATGGCTCCCCCTGCTAATGAAAGTTGTATTCGATTCCGTCGTAGGGAATCTGCAACTATTCCTGATGGTTCACATGGTAAGGTTCTCGATTGCTACTTCTCTACTGGTGGAGCTGCTGGTAATGGTGTCGATGTTACTGAGTGTAAACGCATCCTCATTGAGAATTGTGACTTTGAAGCACTTGGAACTGGAACTGCCATTCTGAATACTGCTGATGGCGGTGTGTCTCAGACTAACTATGGTGTTATTCGTGGCAACCGATTCCAGCGCGGTAATGTTGGTGATATCATTGTTGCGGGTAATAACTATCTGATTCAGAACAATATCTTCTACGCTAAGTTTGCGGTAGAAGGTGGTTGGAGAATCAATCTTGATGGTGGCGCACTTAACATGGTTCTTGACAATCATGTTGCTGATATTGATGCTACTATCGCGCTTGGATTCAAGAAGGGTTCTGCTGGCGATATCTGGAGAACCTTTGTTGCTACGGTTGTTGACCCGAAGGTGGTAGTCCCGGCGTAGGTCTGCATGAGGGGGGAGGAGATAATAGTGTCTCCTCCCCAATGATTATGGAATTAGCTGAACCTATTGAATCTATCAATCAGCAGTTATTAGACCAATTTGGTCTGGATACTTCAACCGGCCAAATTATGTTTAGAGTGGTGTGGTCAGAGGACCAATTTGAAAAAAGATTAACTGATAGAACTGATTCGGGAATAGAATTGGTTACTCCAGTAGTAAGATTAGTGCCAAAATATAGACAATGGGTTAAAGAAAAATTCGTTCTTGAAAGATTAGTAGTTGTTCCTGAAATGAGTATACCGGAACTTGTTGGACTTAAATTATCTTATGAACCCATTTGGGTATTTAAAGATGCCAAAGATAGTTATGTTACTCCTACTTTTTGGGCTTGTAAATTTGTAATCGACACTTTATACGCTGCTCTAGGTAAAGAGAGTTTAGTTAAATATATAGACGAAGAATCTAAGCATCCTATTGAAACTCGTGAAAAGCGCATTGGGAAATTAACAGAGGAACTTTTTGGTGACGAATCTAATTTATTGGGTAGGACTATAACAGGAGAGGCTATCGTGGTGCCTCAATCGTATGAAACCACACAGAAAGAGAGTTAATCATGTCAGTAGTTGGCGAATTTCCCGGTAAAACAGTTTTTAGAAGGCGTGCAGTTCGTGGACCAGTAAATCCATTGGATAAAACTACTATTGTTAGTATTTATCCTTCGGAAATCGTCGAAACTAAGCCTACAATTTCCCCCGGAGTATTTGTTATTCCTCCGGGTAGTTTTGATAATCCTTCTATTCTCATAGTTGGAACATCCTCGTGGTGGAGAGAAATTGACGAGGAACAGCCATTACTTGAAATCCCTGTTTCAAGTGTGCAGATTGCTGATTCTATTGTTAAAGATTATTGTAATGGAATTCTTGGATGTAATATGAATGATGCTATGCCGGGATTGTTCTATGTTCCGGGTTCATTCACTGTTGTCGATATTAGAAAGTCTTATAAACATGAACTGGATATGGCATTGGTTAAGCAGAGAAATTGGTTTACTGCATTGGTTAAGTTAGCTGATGCTTTGTGGGCGCGTTCTAATGGTAATCCTCTTGCAATTAGTGATAGTATGAGAATGGCAGCTAAGGAATTGAATCTTCAGAAAGATTGGATGAAAGATTTTAAAATGATGGATATTGTTCGTTGTAAGGCTTGTGGTGGATTGCTTAATCCAGTGTATCCGGTTTGCCCAACTTGTAAGGCTATTAATGACCCTGCTAAAGCTAAGGAGTTGGGCCTTACATTTGCACAGTAGGTTAACATGTCAACAGCAGACCTTGTTGCATC